CTAAAGTTTTCTGTTTCCTCTGATATGTCGTGGTCACTGCCCCATATCAGTTCGTGCTTACAATGCCAGCAGTTCATTCTTCTAGCTCCACATACGCAGTGCTATAGTCTTGGTCACCATACGCCCAGCCACCATCGTTTTCCACATCTATGTCAACACCAATCAAGTGCTGGGTCTGTTCCCTTGCCATCTCACGCGCTTTTACTTCTGCTTCTAGTTCATCGTACGCCTCAATCTCAAAGTTGCGGTCATACCAAACGGTCAGGTCAATCTTGACGTTGTACAGTTTCTTTTTCATCTGCTTTGTCCTTGTGTTGTGTAGTATCTAGGAGATGCCCGTTGCGTTTCATAAGATTCTTTAAGACAATGTTCATTTAATTCGTGCAAACAGCCTCCATCATCCTCAAAGTCAAATTGGTCGTATTCCACCCACTCGCCTTTGTTGTTTAACTTTTGAATAAAATATATATAGTCAGGCCACCCATCTTCATTGAATTGTGTACTCAAGTAATATTCGCTATGATTCCAATCTTCCACATATGTACTGGCCTCTTGAAAGCTAGAACAAACCTTAAATACTTTTACTTCTTTTATGCTTTCATCTTTTTCCCAAGATACTACTCTATAATTCATCTGCTTTGTCCTTGTGTTGTTTGCATTAAGTTACCCATACAACAAACAAATGTTGCCTGTCAACAAAAAAAAACAGGGGCGACAAATCAATGCCACCCCTGCTTTCCACACAACAACATGAAAGCAACCTTATGGGGAAGGAGCAACCTCATAAGGTATGCCTATTCTTACCACGTTCTTTTCGTTTGCGTCAAGCCATTTTTTACATTCTTTTTCAGTTTTTCCCACATAAGCAGTGACAAGCCGCAGATAATCTACACAATCTTTTGACTTGACAAGTTCGCGGGATGTTTCCCCCAATCTCACAGACGATGCGGGTACAAGAACTTCCCACCTTCCTTCGGCAGGGGATATGACTTCGACTTTTAGCTTGGGCGTTTTCAAATTAGTTTTCATCTTCTTCCTCGATGGCACTCAGGTAAACATCTATAGCGTCACGGATTATGTCTGCTACTGCTACCTGTTCTAGGCTTGTCTTTTGCATGTGTTCTGCTATTGCAGTTAGTTTTTCAAACTGACTAACCTTAATCATCATGTTGTAAGGTTTTGTTGGTTCAAGTATCTTTATCGGTCTTGGCATCATACATTTCTTTCTTTGCCTGTTTATCCTGTAATGTTTTTCTTTTGTCAGGTATTACTTGCTTACCAAACTTAGGTAACTGTTTAGCTATAGGGTTGATTCTATTAATCTTTTTCATAGTAGGGTTACCTATAGGGTTTGTTCTCTTTAATGGGTATCAGTTTTGTCAACCCACGTCAACAACAAAAATGCACTTGACTGAAAATAATTTCTAGCGTATCTGTTTTGCCATGAAAGGAAACACACATGACATCTTGGATAAAAGATTACGTTGCAGATTTGTCTATTGCACCCGAAGGTCAGTTGCGTATGGACTGCCCTGCGTGTGGCAAAAAGAATACGTTTAGCGTTAGTGACACGGGTGGTGAACGCCTGTGGTTTTGTTTTCACGCTGACTGTGGTGTTCGCGGTCGGACAGGATTCCGAATCAGGAAAGACGCACCCTACCATCCTTTGCTATCCAAAGTAAAGCCCACACCAAGACCCGACATTCACACGGGGTCTTTCGAGTTGCCCGATACTTTCGTGGCACTGTCCCGCGAACACGCGGCAGAATCTTACGTAAAAAAAGTAAATGCCTACCCTGCGTACCAAGAAGGTCGCGCAGACATTCGCTACGACTTTCGCATGAACCGTGTGGTCTATCTTGTAAAGGATGGTCGCAAGGTTATCGATGCGGCGGGTCGCACCCTAACAAACCAAAAACCAAAATGGTGGAGATATGGAAAATCAGGTTATCCTTTCGTTTGCGGCACAGGACGTGTCGCTATTCTTTTGGAAGATTGTGCTAGTGCTTGCTGTGTATCTGATATTTTTTCGGGGATAGCCCTGCTGGGTACTAACCTATTGGACAGCCACTTGCCTATCCTAAAAAGATATGATAAAGTAATTGTGGCGTTGGATAAAGACGCAACAGCAAAAGGTTTGCAACTGGTAAGAAAACTACAGGGTCACATGCCCGCCAGCTTGCTTGTATTGAACAAAGATTTGAAGGATATGAACAACGATGAACGAGAACGAACACTCGAAAAATACGTCCCTTGAACTACAGGTTCTGGGCTACATACTAAATAAGGACTTTTATGGTCGGGTAAAGAACATTGTTACCCGTGACATGTTCGAGGGACGGTACGCTACCGTGTTCGATGCAATCACACACGGGCATAAGAAGTACGATGTGACCTTGCACCCTCGACAGCTATCGGCAATCATTGCAGACCGTAACCCTGCCACGCCCCTGTCGGCTATGGAAGAACTGTACGGTATAGTTGACAACCTACCCACCCACATGTCCGATGCTGGTGACCTAGAGATGGACATTGTGCGTAACTTCTGGGTGCGTGACCGTGCGCGGCAGATTGGTGAGAAAGCTATAGCAATCTTTACAGGGGAGTCCGAACACTTTGGCGAACTCAAGACCCTAATTGATATGGTAGAGGATGGTCGGATGTCGGACAAAACTACCTATAGTGAAATGGACAAAGGCTTTGAACAACTAATGGAAGAGGAGACAGGCGAACCCGACTTCCCTTTTGATTGGGACTTGTTGTCCGAACATTTGTCAGGAACGGATAGGGGCAACCTTGGTATTATCTTTGCCCGTCCAGAGGTAGGCAAGACCACCTTCTGTGCCTTCATTGCCGCAGGGTACATACGGCGACAGCAAAAGGTGGTGTATTGGGCTAACGAGGAACCTGCTGAAAAAATCAAGCTGAGAATTATACAGTCAATATTCCGACTGACCCGTGAAGAGATGCGTCAACAATCTGACACACTCAAGATGCGGTACGCCGAAGAGATAGAACCGTACCTGACTGTCATGGATTCTGTGGGTACATCTATGGATGAATTAAATGATTATGCCCAGCTAAACGAACCCGATGTAATGTTCTGTGACCAGCTAGATAAATTCAGGGTTGCTGGTGAGTTCAACCGTGGTGACGAACGCCTCAAGGAAACCTATGTGCTTGCGCGGGAGATTGCCAAGCGTAACAAACTTATGGTATGGTCGGTCAGTCAGGCCAGCTTCGAGGCACATGACCGTCAGTTCATTGACTATGCTATGTTGGATGGTTCGCGTACAGGTAAGGCTGGTGAAGCAGATGTCATCATAGGCATTGGCAAGACAGGAACATCAGAAGAAGAGAATACGGTACGACACATTTGTATTTCAAAAAATAAACTTAACGGGTGGCACGGTATGTTTACAAGCCACATCGATGTGCAAAGAGGAGTGTATTACTAATGAGCAATCACGAGAACGAAGAAATACTAGAACGCATATACGAAGAAGAGTATGAACGCTTGCGCAAAAGGTATCCACAGTTTAACGAGGCTTCTATAGAAATATTAGCCAAATACTTTGCAGGTAAGATATTTGGGGAAATGGAATGAACGTACTAACCCTAGACGTGGAGACCACGCACAAAGAACGTGCCAACGGTAGGACAACACCCCTGCCTTACTTTGGAAACTCTTTGGTTTCAATAGGTTACAAGTGGTTAAACGAGGAGCGGGTATTCTACGACTGCTACTACCACAGCACTGAGCCACCCACGGACAGTGCCGCCCAAGATATGCAAACGGCACTCAACTACGCTGACGTTATCATTGGACAAAACTTTAAGTTTGACTTAAACTGGCTACGTGAATGTGGCTTTACATACGAGGGACATATCTATGACACGATGGTTTCGGAATATATACTGGCGAGGTCGCAGAGATGGCCTCTGGGACTTGCTTCTCTTGCAGAAAAGTATAGTGACGTACAAAAGCAGAAGGACGTTATCACACCGTATTTCAAGGAAGGTAAAACGTTTTATGACATTCCTTGGGATGTGATTAAAGAATACGGCATTGCCGATGTACTATCTACAGAGCAAGTAGCACTTGCACAACTCGAAGCCTTTGGCACTACATTTGAGGAACTATTCAATGAACAACCGGACTCTCTTGCCCACTTTGCGTCTGTCGCTTGACATGACAAAAGTTCTTGCCCGTATGGAGCAGAACGGAATCAAAGTAAATAAACAAACCCTAGACGAAATCAGAGAACAGTACCAGACCGAACTGTTCACCCTAGAGCGGCGGCTAACCGAACTCGCCGCGAACGCAATGGGGGATACCCCTATCAACCTAGCCAGTGCAGATGACCGCTCCAAGCTGTTCTACTCCTGCGCCGTACGCAACAAGTCCCGTTGGGCAAGCATCTTCAACTTGGGGATGGAATTGCGGGGTGCAGGTATGAAGCCCAAGCGGCGAACCCGCATGTCCCGTCAAGACTTCAACAGGTACGTAATCAACGAGACAGACGTGCTGTACAAGACCAAGGGCAGTCAGTGTACCGATTGCGGGGGCAAGGGACGCTACACAGCCCGCAAGAAGGACGGGACACTAGGTAAGGCTATCAGAATCTGCAAGCCCTGTGGTGGCAAGGGAGTGCGCTACGAATCGACTGGTGAGGTAGCGGGCTTCAAACTCATACCCCGTGATGTTTACAGCACTGCGGCGGCTGGCTTCAAGACGGACAAGGAAACCTTGGAACAGGTTTTGTCTAGCCTACGAGGTGAAGCCCGCGAGTTTGCTGAGTCGTACATACGGTACAGTGCGGTTCGCACCTATGTCGGTTCCTTCCTCGAAGGAATGGAAAACAACATGGATGCCAACGGTATTATCCACACAGAGTTTATGCAGTGTGTGACAGCAACCGGACGACTATCCAGCCGCAACCCAAACTTCCAGAACATGCCACGGGGTAACACGTTCGAGATTCGCCGTGCCGTGGAAAGTAGGTTCGAGGGCGGGTCTATCCTAGAAGGGGACTCCTCGCAGTTGGAGTTCAGGGTTGCTGGCTTTCTTGCGGGGGACGAGACAGTCATGTCTGATGTGCAGGAAGGCACAGACGTACACAGTATCACCGCAGGTATTATCGGGTGTACCAGACAAGAAGCCAAGGCGCACACATTCAAACCCTTGTACGGTGGCACCAGTGGCACTGATGACCAGAAAAGATATTACAACGCTTTCAAGACCAAGTATGCACAGGTTGCTGAGTGGCAAGACGGTATGCAAAAACATGCGGTAATGCACAAGTACATCCAGTTACCATCAGGGCGGCAGTATGCCTTTCCGTATGCTAGGTGGACTGATTGGGGTACGGCCACAGACCGCACTGCTATATGTAACTACCCTGTGCAGGGATTTGCCACGGCTGACCTTCTTCCGATGGGCTTGGTGTTGCTGGATAGGGAAATGCGCCGCCAAGAAATGAAGTCAGTTATCTGTAATACCGTACACGATTCTATTGTCCTAGATGTTTATCCGGGTGAGGAAGAGAAATGTGTTGACGTGCTATCTAGCTGTATGCTAATGATAAATGAAGAAGCACAAAAAAGATACGGGGTCTTCTATGACATGCCTATAGGAATAGAATTAAAAATAGGTAAAAATTGGCTTGACTCCGAAGTTATATTAGAAGTATAATCGCTATACAACTCCAACCCATAGAGAGGACATCATGGGAACAGAACTCCAAACACTAAATGACGAACTAGACAATATGGTAGCAGCATTCGATACGGATGATGCCGAAACTTTGATGAAGGCAAGCGGTCAAAAGTCTGAGGACGGTGACGCACCAAAGATGGGACTGCCCCGCTTGACTATTAACTACGATACAGAAACAGATGATGGCCTACCGCTCAAGCGTGGTTCGTGGCGTATCTGGAATGGTAACGCTCCTGTGTATGCAGAGTCAGTTAACATTCGTCCACTCATGCGTACATACGAGTGGTCACTGTGGGATGCCGAAGAGCGTAAGTTCGCGGCTAAGTCTGTGCAAAAGCCTTCTATGTCAGGGGACTTTCCTGATTCTGTAGGTGGCAACAAGTGCGGACGACTATCACGCCAAGAAGAAGAAGGTCTGTCTTCGGATGACCCCCGCCTTCTTTTGAGTAAGTCAGTTGCATGTAACCAAGTTATCTATGGTATCTTGGATGCGCCTAACGCAACCCTTGCTGATGGCTCACCTTCTCCTATCGAAGGTATGGCATTTGTGGCGTACTTTAAGCGTTCGGGTTTTATGCCTGTGCGTGACTTCATTGAGAACAACCTCACCCGTAAGAAAATTCTTATGCAAAAAGCAGTGGTCGAGATGTCCACTGAAAAGCACAAGAAGGGTAGCGTACTTTACTGGACACCTAAGTTGTCTTTGGTAAAAGAGGTTAGCATCACTGATGATGATAAAGACCTGATGAAGAAGTTTGCTGACACTGTTCGTGGCCACAACGAATCTGTTATGGGCGAGTTCAAAGAGGCAAACAAAGCAAACATGAGTGCGGATGATGCAGACTTAGCCAGTCGTCTGGCAGGTTAATCATGCTTACTCTTGTAGAAGTCCAAGACTTTCTGCAAAAGGCGGGGCGGGGAGAGGTAGACTCTTCTCGCCTCGAACCTTTGATAGAAAAGTTTGGTGAAGAATGTAAGGATGCCTTGCGTAAGCAACTCACAAAGCGTGGGGACTATCGCATACGCATGTCAGGGCTGGGACGCCCCTTGTGTCAGCAACAGCTAGAGAAGCAGGGGATGAAGCAAGATGTTGCCTATAACGACATCATGCGTTTCCTCATGGGTGATTTGGTTGAGGCTGTGGCTATATTCGTGTTGAAAGCTACAGGCGTAAAGATTGTAGACGAACAGCGTCAGTGTACCATTGACCTTGCGGGTCAAGAAGTGAAGGGTACACTAGATGTAATCTTGGATATAGACGGGGAAGAAAAGGTTTGGGACATCAAGTCAGCAAGCCCGTGGTCTTTCTCCAACAAGTTCTCAGGTCGCGGTGGTTACGATGTTATCAAGGAAGATGACCCCTTCGGTTACATAATGCAGGGGCATCTGTATGCCAAGGCAGAAGACAGGCCGTTCGGTGGTTGGATTGTAATCGACAAGTCTAGTGGTGAATGGGATTTTGTACAGGCACCCGAAGACCAAGACGAAGATAGCAAGACGTACATCGCGGAAGCTGAGAGTCGTGTCAAATCTATAGTAAACGACACACCCTTCAAGGTACCTTTCCAGTCAGTGCCGGAGACCTACACGGTCAAAGGCAACAAGATAGAGACAGGTAACCGACTCATGCCCAAGACTTGTACCTTCTGTTCGTTCAAAGAAAACTGTTGGAAATCAGCAGAGTACGCACCGAAGGTAACATCTAAAGCAAAGTTCAAACCAAACGCTTGGTACACCAAGTTAGTCACTAAGGAACTGTAATGCCTATTTTGTACACACAAACTTATCCTCGTGATTTGTTCAATCTGAATCCCAAGCTTATGTGTGTGTACATTGAGTCGCATACCAAAAGAGGGGGTGACCCTGCAACCGTGCAAGTTCGCGGCTTAGAAAGGTCACTCCCACTAACTTTGAAAGAAAACTTTTCTTCCGAAGGCCACCTGTCGTCTGATACGGAGATGCGTGATACGCGCCTAATCGAAGCAGAGTTTCAGGCTATTACCAACCATTTAAGACAGGGGGCAACTGTATGTCTTCCGACGCTGTTACTGGCAGACGAACTACTGTCACTAGAAAAGCGAACACCAAAAGTAGAACAGTATCTATCAAAAAGGCTGAACGAGGTGAAGGTGGGATTTCCGTTGCTAGGATTATGAGAGGCACAAAATTTAGGTCACAGTTTGAGATAGGGCTGGCAAAGTCACTGGCAAGCAAGAATATTCCTTATGAATACGAACAAATGAAATTAACTTACATACCGAAGCCGCGAACCTACACTCCTGACTTTGTGCTTACCCAAAATGGGATTATCATAGAAGCAAAGGGACACTTGGATAAGGGCGACAGGGTTAAGATGCAACTGGTTAAAGCACAGTACCCTGACCTAGACATACGATTTGTTTTTGTCAGGGCTACGAATAAGATTTACAAAGGTAGCAAGACCACCTATGCTGATTGGGCAAACCGTTACGGGTTTCCTTGGGCAGAGGGAACCATACCAGAGGAGTGGCTCAAAGATGACGCGGGAACATGATTTAGAAATAGGAAGCCTTCTGAAAGATAGGTGGTACTTGATATTGAAGCCAGTAACTGACAGTGATGCAGAGGGGTTCAAAGTCACAGCATACGATACCACCCCCATGCCTGACCCTAACGATGAATACCTAGAGGCGGGTGTCGTTGCACAGCAGGGTATTATGGAACTGCTAGAGAACGACTTGGAAAGAGTCATGGAAGCGGGCTTGGCAAGACTTTCATTCAACGACTTTGTTGAAAGTGTAAAAGAAGAACTAGATACCCCAGAAGATAGGCTTCTCAACACAGAGGGTAATGTACTAAAAGTAGACTTCGGAGTTAAACAATGAATTGGGCAAAGGAATTTTGGAACTTGAATAACTATCAGATGCAAGCACGTAAGACTGCCATATACCCTGCCAGCGCAAAGATAACGTACCCTGCACTAGGACTTGCGGGGGAAGCTGGCGAGGTTGCTGACAAGGTGAAAAAAATAATTAGGGACGATAAAGATACCCCTGAGTTTAGGCACGAGATTGCCAAGGAAATAGGTGACGTGCTATGGTACTGCGCTGTTCTGGCTGACGACTTGGGCTATGACCTACAGCAAATTGCAGAAATGAACATTTGGAAGTTGAAAGAACGCGCCGCCAGTGGTACTATCCAAGGCAGTGGAGACAATAGATGAGACACGAGAAGTACATGAAAGAGAAGGCAGACAATGTCAACAACCCGCCACACTACAATAAAGCAGGTATCGAGTGCATTGAGGCAATCGCGGCGGCGACAGGCGATGGGTTCCAATACTACCTGCAAGGAAACATTATCAAGTACCTCTGGCGATACCGATACAAAAACGGTAACGAAGACCTCAAGAAAGCCCAGTGGTACTTAAACAGATTGATAGAAGAGAGAGAGACAAATGAATAATTTACTACCGACACCTTACCAAGAGTTCATCCACAAGTCACGTTACGCACGTTGGATAGAGGACGAGGGACGCCGCGAAAACTTTGACGAGACCGTGGAGCGATACCTCAAGTTTATGGTCTATCAAGCCAAGGGCAAGCACAACTACGATTTGTCTAGCAAGGATGTATCAGACCTGCGCGAGGGCATCTTAAACCTAGAAATCATGCCATCTATGCGGGCTATGATGACTGCAGGTCCGGCACTTGCTCGTGATAACATCTGCGGGTACAACTGCTCGTACATCCCTGTGGACAGTCCGCGTTCATTTGACGAGTGCATGTACATTCTTATGTGTGGAACAGGCGTGGGCTTTTCTGTGGAACGTGAGAACGTGGAAAAGCTGCCCACAATTTCAGATAACTTCCACGAGACAGACACCACAATCAAGGTAGGCGACAGCAAGCCCGGATGGGCGAAGGCGTACCGTGAATTGGTTGCCCTGCTCTATGCGGGACAGGTTCCAGAGATTGATGTGTCTGCTGTTCGCCCTGCGGGTGAACGCTTGAAGACAATGGGTGGTCGGGCATCAGGTCCGCAACCGCTGGTAGACCTGTTCAACTTCACCATCGAAACATTCAAGAAGGCAAGTGGCCGCAAGCTATTTCCTATTGAGTGCCACGATTTGATGTGCAAGGTGGGCGAGATTGTGGTTGTGGGTGGTGTTCGCCGCTCTGCCCTAATCTCACTCAGCAACCTGAATGATGACCAGATGGCACACGCCAAGTCGGGTATGTGGTGGGAGAACGAGGGGCAACGTGCGTTGGCCAACAACTCCGTGTCCTACAAGGGCAAGCCTGAGATGGGTACGTTTATGCGTGAGTGGGTGTCCCTGTACGAGTCCAAGTCCGGTGAGCGAGGCATCTTCAACAGACAGGCCGCTGACATACAGGTTGGTCGCAACGGACGCCGTGAGCAAGGACACATGTGGGGGACTAACCCGTGTTCTGAAATTATCTTACGCCCGTACCAGTTTTGCAACCTGTCAGAAATCGTGGTGCGGGAGTCCGATGACCTAGCATCATTGAAGCGCAAGGTACGCTTGGCAACCATTTTGGGTACCCTGCAGTCTACCATGACAGACTTCAAGTATCTTCGTAACGTCTGGAAGAAGAACACAGAAGAAGAGCGTTTGCTGGGTGTATCCCTGACAGGCATCATGGACCATCCTGTGTTGTCCAAGAATGTGGACAGCAAAAGATGGCTAGAAGAAATGAAAGAAGAGGCTGTCAAGGTAAACAAAGAGTACGCAAAGAAGTTGGGCATACCGCAGTCTGCGGCTATCACCTGTGTTAAGCCTAGTGGCACTGTGTCACAGCTTGTTGATGCCGCCAGTGGTATCCACGCCCGTCATCATCCTCACTACATACGCACAGTTCGGGGGGACAACAAAGACCCCTTGACGCAGTTCCTTATTGAAAGTGGCGTACATAACGAGCGTGACGTGATGAAGCCAGACTCAACAACCGTGTTTAGTTTCCCGATGGAATCACCCAAGGGTGCAGTCACACGTACGGAAATGACAGCCATCGAACAGCTAGAGTTGTGGAAGACCTATGCTCTGCACTGGTGTGAACACAAGCCATCTATCACTGTTTCTGTGAAGGAAGAGGAATGGATGGAAGTGGGTGCGTGGGTCTACGAAAACTTTGACGTGGCGTCGGGCGTATCCTTCTTGCCATTCAGTGACCATACGTACCAACAGGCACCATACCAAGACATAGAGCCTGATGATTACCTTGAGTGGAAACAGATGATGTCCCACGTTGAGATTGACTGGTCACGGTTGACTGAGTTCGAGAAAGAGGACAACACCACGGGTTCGCGGGAACTAGCGTGTACTGCGGGTGTGTGTGAAGTGGTGGACTTAAATGCCGCCTAAAGAAAAGAAACCACTTGTCTGGAAGCGGGGAAAGGATTATCTTATATACAATCCACCCCGCAAGTCAGAGCAGTGGGACGAGTGGCAAAAGATAAAAGATAAACACGAAGGTAAAACCAAATGAACAGTATGGAACCAAGCGTAGCAGACCGCAAGAAGTTTGACATAGACCTTTCCTACGGCAAAGTACGTGAGCAACAGGTTGCTGACATGCTACAGGAAAAGAAGATTGAGGTAAAATCCGAACGCGGTATGTGGATGAAGACGGGCAACATCGCCATTGAGTACGAATCTTACGGCAAGCCCAGCGGTATCAATGCCACAGAAGCTGACTTTTGGTTCCACAAGCTGTGCATAGGTGAAGATACTTTTGCAACCCTTGTGTTCGACGTTCCCTCACTACGTCGTATCATAGATAACCTAGACTACAAACGTTCCGTGAGTGGCGGCGATAACAACGCCTCACGGATGTACCTTCTGAATTTACAGAAGTTATTTTCAACCGATGTTATTAAGGCGTACAAAGATGAACAAGAAACGACCAAGGGCTGACCTGTTCAAGCTAACGGCTGTTATGAACGACAAGGGCAACGTAGAGATGGATATGGACTGCGTTAACCCCGAACACTTCATACGGGCAATGGAAGAGGGCATGCCTTCTTTCGACGGAACCTACAAGATTGCAAGCCTAGTGCGCTACTTAAAATCTATGGGCGACGAGGTGCTAGAAAAATCTAGCCGCTACGTTTAACCCAACAAAAAACCCCGCGAACACGGCGGGGTTTCCTTTTGGTATTTATTTGGGTGGGCTACATGCCCATCTTTTTCTTGGGGTCCATCATGGGATTGGCTGACATGGCCATGTTTCCCGTTTGCATAGGGCTACGAACCATAGAGCCGTAGGCATATCCCTTGCGTTTGGCTTTGCCGCCATAGGACATGTAGCCCATGTTGTTGCGGACTTTCTTGGGTAGCATGCCCAAGCCTTTATTGTTCTTCGGTACTGGTTTCATTTTCACTTGACTCCGTGTTGAGATATTGTTCATTCATCATCTGCTGTCCTTTGCGGACTACATCTGTAGCTACAAATTCTAATAGCATAGTATCTAGGGTTTCTAGTTCTGTGGGTGTTATTAATTTAGGGAACCGTATCATTTTGGATACTATCCGGGCTGCATCTTTATTTTGCACAGCAAGTAGTAAAGCATCTGAACTGTTCTTTTCCATCAGTCGAATAGCCATTTCCGAACCCACGTAGAGGGGACTAACCATGCCCCTAGAAATGTTGTAGGCACGACTCAGGACTTCGTTTGTAGACATGCCTCTGACCATGCCTTCTGCTGTAGCATAGACTGCAGATTTTGCCACAGTGTAATCCACTATGTCTGTCAGATATTCAATCTGTTCCTTGTCCATTATTTGTTGTAGGTTTTTAACTACAGTAGGGTCAGATAGGTCTTGCAAAAGGGACGCTGCATCGGTAAGCACCTTGCCTGTCATAAGTTCCCCTCGCAACCCTCTCTGAGTAGCTGCGACCGTAGAGTACCCGCCCAAGTCTATCATGCCCTCGTAGGTCAAGGAAACAATAGCGGCGTCATACATTTCTTTTGCTTCTTTAGGACTTATTTCACCGCTTCTTTTCATAGTGGCCATGAACACGTCTTTTAAATCTTCCAAGCTTTCGGTTGCTTTTGAACCTAAGAACGTGTCGTAGAAGTTCCTTGCGTCGAGGGTTCCTGAAATGTGCTGTAAGTATTTTAACCCTGCTAGTTCACGGGCTTCGTCAATCTTAGCACGGTCTGTTACCCCCGCTACTGTGTTTTTAAAATCAACCTTGAACTCCTCAAATTGTTTTACAAACCTGCCGCCTTCACCTATTTCATTTACAATATCTTTTTCTTCAGAGAGCATACGGGAAACATCAGGGAAGCTTACTTCCTCTACGGAGATACTTCCATCTGGATTCTTGACACGAGCCTTTACTTTAGTATATTCGTTCAATATATCTATGTTTGTGGACTGCTCAAAGCTGTAGCCCATGCCCGGCCTAACGCCACCTGCCCCAGCGCGAGGCTTGAAAGACTCTAGGTAATCGTACGCCCACCCATCGAATATACCCTCTTCCATTATCCTTTGTGCAAGTTGAAAGTTCTTTAAGCCTTCCTCAGTGGTCAAGTCGAATATCACTTCGGGCTTTCCATCTACTACTGTCATAGTATCTGCGAAAGCGTAAGAAGCGTCGGTCACTGCCTGTTGAAGTTTATCTAGGTGTTTTTGCCTATCTCTTCCACCCCTCATAGCTTTACCCATAGGGGTAGTTATACCATCCCACACAGACAAGGGGTCTACGTTCTTGTAATAATACTTGAAGAAACCAAACTCAGCTTGGCCTACTCTTTCTGCACCTTCCCTAGACTTGTAAAGTTCATAGGTCATCATGCCTTTTCTGTTTGCATCTCCCACAGTACCCCGGTATCTGTCCCGTGAAGCTTTCAAAATATCAAAGCCTTCTTTGTCAGCAGTTTCCATAACTTCGTCTACAAGTTTTTCAAACTTTGTGTACTCACGGCTGACTGCAGGGCTGCTAATTTTATAGCCATAGTCCCGGAAAGCCTTTCGCATTTCTTCAGCTTCTTCTAAAGTTGCCTTTGCAAATATATTAAAGGAACCTGATTTGTGGGCTATGAGACCTATTTCTAGGTTACTTTTAGTTGCAACTTCTTCTGCTGTTGCTATACCCGCAGATATAATTCCTTGGGTCAATACTTCACGAGAATCAGGGCCTAGTTCATCAAATGCCCTGACGACCATATTATTAAATACTTTCTGTGCGCGTCTTCCCAGCACACCTGAAAAGAAGGTTCCCTGCGGACCGAACAACAGTGCTATGTCGCTCTCTTCCGATAGCTTCACCATTTCTTCTACAAGGGGAGCCATATCTATATCAGGTCGTGTTATGTCTTCGCGTTGCATGTACGCACGAAAAGGCGCGTAAGATTCGCCTCGCTGTTGTTCCATGAGTTCGGCTCTGGCTTCAAAGAAATCTTCTGCTAGTCTAGCTAATGCGCCTCTGTGTAAAGTGCGATTGTCTCGCAAAGCAGCAACCTTGGATGTTCTTTTGGTAGTAGCCTCAATCCAATTCCTGCTAGTTTCCTCAAGGTTCTGCCTAGAGATTGACCCAGAGTAAAAGGGTTCACTCATTTGGGAAACTTTACCTTCTACTTTCTCAATTCTATGTTTAGCTTCTAACACCTGTTCCATGTAGTTTGCCGGAAGGTCTTGGAATACATCTGCTGCCGCTGCTTGCTCTACATTTTTTACAATCTCTTTTAATTGCAGGAAGTCTTCTTTTATATTATCTTCCGCCCGCTCTAACTGTGCGCGTGTTTGCCGCACTAGAAGACGAATGCTTTCTTTGGAGCCTTCCTTTGCTTTAGACAGCGCGTGTTGCTCGAAATTATCTAAGGCTTTTTGAGAGGCTACGGTCTGGTTCCACAGTTCTTCCCCTGCCTTTGTTACGTCGTTTAAACCATCTCTGCCAATCTTTTTTATATCGAACCTTGATAACGTGGCCTGATAAGATGCGACTAGAGGGGCAAGTCCCGTACTTTCCCCGAAGGAAAGAGTAAATAATTTGCGGGCTTCTGCCTTTTGGTCGTCCGGGAATCCTGCAATTAGCCTGTCTGTTAGGTCTGTGTAGCCCTGTATGCTATTATAAAGTGCTTGCTTTTCTTTCACACCTGCCTTATCGACCATCTTAAATGCGTGTTCGACTGCCAGACGTTCTTGGTAAGACATTCTCTTACCACCGTTCTTAGGCATGTACACTAATTTCTCGTAGTCTTCTAACGTAGTGTCCTTAAATGTAAGCTTGTAAAACGCAGCGTCTATAGATGCACCAATGCCACCTGTATATCTTATGGCTTTGGTTCCTACAAACCCTGCCGCTCCCATCCCTACTTTTGCAGTTCCTTTGGCTACTTTAGTTAAGGGCCTGTTGAGTATCAAAGACCCTACCATACCTGCTAATTCTGACGTTTCACCGTCCATGCCCCACACGCCTGTAAGAACTTCACGTCCGGCCAACCCGCCTAGACCTATCACTACTTCCTGACCCATGACTTGTGTAGCATAGGGACTTAGTTTGTTTTTAATTGTGTTGCGTATTTGAAGCCTACCAAGATTGTCCATCTCTGACTTTAATATTTTGGCAGTTGTTGAATTTCCTTCACCCGCAAGTTCTAGGACTTCTAGTTCCCTGCGAATATCCTTCTGACGAATACTTGCCTGTCTCATTTGAGAGTTGAGGTCTTTGGTGAAAAATCCCAAGTCTAGCATTTGGGTGTCTACTTTTAAGACTATATCATTTTCAGCAGCAAAAGCTGGCATGTCCCGTAGTCGAACATTTTTAAAACGTGGGTCGGTCTTTTTTATGCGGGCTAGGTTTTTAAGGTCGTCGATTGCTGTTGCGCTTTTTGTTCTTCCTAGTATGCCCCCTGTGAGCATGCCCTCACCAACAAGAGTTGTTGCTTGTGATATTTTGTTAGCCTCTATGAAAGACAACTCTATAAGGTCATAGGCAGCTTCATCAGATATGAAGTTACGCTCTACCTTAGTACCGTCTGTGCCTACAGATTCATAAACTATTGCGTCGTGTTGTTGCTGGGTTATCACGTCGTTTTCTAAGTCTTCGGCTAGAAGTTTTCTAATTTCGTTGTTAAAGTGTCTGGCTGCAGTCGGCCCCGGAAGTACGGTTTCTATAGTGTCCAGATAGTTTTCCATTCTGTCACTACGGAACTGCTCATCTACTGCCCATTCATCACCCAGCGGGGTTCCTTTTCTCATAGAGCGTCCTAACGCCCTGCCAAAAGAACTTGATAGCGTATCCATGTACGGAAGTATGGTGACCATACCCCTGCTTGCTTCTGTCAATCTAATATTTAGATTATCAAAAAACTTTCCTGTATCGTAGTGGTCTACAAAGTATTGGCGAACTACTGTGTCTATTTCTGAGTTACCTGTATCAACCAGTGGCTTCAACAGGTTGTTTACCTTCATACGATTTTCTGCGTATAATTTTGCCCGTTTTTGTTCGGAGGGGTCTTCAATATAATCTGTAACGACCTTGGTAGCAGAGGGGTCGGTAAAGGCTATGTCAACTTCCTGCTTGCTAGATTCTTTTAGGGCTGAATCCACATCTAGTTTGTACTGAAAATCTGCCGCAAAATCAGGGTCTGACTTTAACAGGGGCAAAATCTCAGGGCCATAGTCTTCTTCACCTTTGGCAGATTGTAGCGTAACCACCTCTCCCGCATTTAACCGTGACAAGGTTTGTTCGGGTGTGACAGGAGTTTCCCGCAAAGCCTTTTGTTCTAGGCTTCTTTTAGCGGAAGCTTCTAGGGTTTTGAATCTGGGCTGTACAGGTATGACACCATCTGTTTTTACTATATCCACACCTACATCACTCACACCAACTTCAGGACGTGCGGGTATTGCGCCGATGCTTATACGAGGCAAGCCTGTTTCCACATCCGTTGTAGGGGGAGAATCATCTAACTTTATATTAGGGTCTGACGCGACAGCTTCGGCAAGACTCTTCTTCTGAGGCTCGTCAGCAGAAACAGGCTGGTCTTCGTCTAACAATACAGGAGATGCTTGTTCAGCCATGCTATTTATTTCCTTTGTCCGCTATTTCTCTGCGTGTTGATGGATTGCCTTCAGCATCAAGGTATGCGGGGCCAGTCCCACCTGTCTTGACGAAGCCAGTTCCAAAAGGCCTATAATTATTCATGTCCACTTGGGACGGCGGGGTTTCTTTTTTTTCTGTAGTTTTATTAGGGGCGTAAGTTCCTGAACCTACAAGAGAGGTCTCCAACATACGGTCTGCGCGGATAGCACGGGCAGTTGTGGCATCAATTTTTGTACCCACCGCAGACACTGTTGCTAATACGCTGTTACGTTGCATGTTAGTTCCAAATTCGTCTAGCAACAAACCAAGCTGTCGTTGCACCGACTGTGCATCACCCAGCAAAGCACCACCAAGTCTCTTTAACTGTATTTCAAAATCTTGGTTAGACAGACGACCTGACGGGTCAATCGCACGAGCCATACGTGCTGCAAGTGCAAGTTTCAGAGCGTCAGCTTCTGATATATTTGCTAATGTAGAACCTTCAGATAACCTAAATTCACCATTATCAATAAGTTTTTGAACGCTTTCGTTAATGGATTGTACAGTTGTTTCGCTACCATCCGGGTTTTTCTTGTAGTTACCCTCAAATTCTTCTCCCGATGAAACCACGTCTTTAAGTACACCACCTAGCTGTTTTGCCTGTGCGCCAGCACCATACATCACTCTTTTGACTTCTCGTGCAAAACCTTGCTCGTCTTTTAGGACAGTTGCTTCTAGTACAGAAAGTTGCTTTAACATGTCTACAGTTTCTCTGGAATACTTAAATCCATCCTTTATGGCTGTGATTTCCGCATTTGTGTAGCCCAGTTCGTCCATCATAAACTGGCGACCATTAACAGTAACGCCCGTCTTTCTAGTCGTGGGTTTGTATAGTCTGCCCCCCGTAGGTTGAACAAGGAATACTTCATCTGTTGGTAACATATAACCCAAGGCAACAGCCATACCGTACCTGTCGTCGCCATACTTTTCATTTAAGAAGCTAACAAGTTCTTCTTTCTTTTTAGGGGAACCTGCCAAAGGATTTGCAAGAATTTCCCCGAACCCGCGCTTTTGCATTTCAAGCACGTTGTTTAGCATTGAGTATTGTGCATCTGCTATTTCCGCATCGCTCATATTCATGTATATGTCGCCGCCAAATTCTTCGGAAGTAGGTATATCCCGGAAGGCTTTGAAACTTTCAACAAACTGACCGGGGGTCATGCCATGCTTGGCAGATAGGTCATTGATGTGGCTAAGATTGTCATTCGATATATTGCGAAGATATTGTTTTTTATTACCGTCTTCATCCACTGTGATTGTAAAGGCAATAGGAGTACGTCCGTCTGGTGTATTAGCTAACGCCTTGTTTACTTCTGTTTCTGCAGCCTCTCGGTCCTCATGTAAACCGCCCATAGAATCTATCAGTCTATTTACATTTGTGTAGCGTTTTATTGATGTAGTAAGGACTTCTCCGGGCTGTAATGCTTTGTCCGGAATCAGTCGATACCCCTCTATGATATCTTGTTCCGCACCCATTAGGTAATCTCTAACTGCGGCAAAGGTAGACTCATTTTGACTTATGCTTGAAACTACGCTATCGAAAAACTCAGGGTTGGCAAGCTGCCTTTCTATATTCTCCATCTTAATAGTACCCTGATTGTACACACCTTCGGTACCTTTCAAGTCCGGGTTTTTGAACTCTACTTGTCCTAATTTAAAATGGGTGTTTACCTTCGACATAGCATTGGCAGTATTTAGCATTTCATCCGTAATTCCGGGGAACATGCCTCTATTCTGCTGTAACCATGCGTTCTTCTGTTCATCGGGAAGAGCCTTAAAAAACTCTAAAGTCTGCTGCCTTTTTTTGTTCTCCGCTGATACTTTAGCAACAGCAACAGCTTTATCCGTTTCTAACCCAGAGGTAAACGTCTGTTCCTTTTTAAAAATATCAAACGCACGATTTTCTTCGTCTATCTTTTTTTGTTCTTCTGCTCTTTCTCGTGCAACGGCGTTGGCTCCCTTGAGAACCCCAGTGGCGAATGCAATACCAATTCCCATTATTCACTCTCCCCCATATCCAAGAAGTTCTTTTCCTGCGGTTCACGCGGGGCTAACCCTGCCCGAATCTGGGCGTTTACTTTTTCATTCACAAACTCGAACATGCGTGGGTTGTTTTCCTTCATCATACGGAAGAATGTTTCGTCGTCCATTTCGCCTTCGTCCATTGCATCGTCATTCTCGAACAGGCGGTAAGGGACATCCTCGTCCTCTGCCATGTCCGCAATGAACAGACCCAAGGCGGGCTTGATAAGCACGGCTACATCCGGTGTGAACTTGCCCTCTTGGAATCCCTGCAACAGGAAGCCTTCCACAAGCACTTCCACAGAAACACCCACCATAAGCAACTTCATCAGTTCGCCGCGAACCTTCGGCTTCTTGAGTCCGGCAATGGCGCGTTCGAGGGCAGCTTCCGGGTCAACATCCCGTGGAGGCTTACCCCAAGGCCAGCGCGAGTTATCTTGTGTTAGGGAATGCCCCGGCGGTGCGTAGGCAAATCGGTCCATGTTTTCCACAGAACCCCGGTTCAAAATCTGGGCATCAGTTTCAGACATACTTACGTACTTTCTTTTCGGACGGTTGCGGGTTTCGCCTTGGTGGCGGTAGGTAACTTGGGTGTTTCTAAGCCGACTGTACGGCGTCCCTGCCGGATGTTTCTGTTTACCATTATGTTATTTTGCATGCGGCCCATGTGTGGGTTCGCACTTGTACGGTTGATAAACTTTTGCAAGGCACTGGTGATGTCTGGGTTGCGAAGTCCCACGGGGTTGCGGAGTGCCTCTAGTCCGGCTGCTCTAGGGGCTTGTCCCCTATACCGTGTAATCTTGGGGGGTGTGCGCTTGGTAGTTTCAAAAGGGTCCCGGTCACCATCTTTATCCGTCATAGATGTATAGACTTTCGCACCCTTTTGGATAAACCCAAAGATGTCGCCAGAGTCGCTTTTAGGGGAGCCACCATAATCATCGTGGTAGCTGTCCTCGCCACCCGAAACCCAGCCTACGGCCTCATCTAGCCAATCACCTATCTTACTAAAACTAAATGACATTTCTTTTAACTTTCTGCTGCCCAACGTGCAAGCCAGTTACCAATTCCGGACGCCAGCTTATCTTTTTGGTCCTGTTCGTACAGTTCGTTAGCGTTTGCAAACTGCATAGCCATCGTGCCGATATCGTGTTGGCGTCCCAATGCACTTTCCGACTTCTGGAAGTTCCAAGAAGCGTTGTCCCTGTACTGTTGCCACAGATTGTTCATGGCTGTTTGACTTGCGTTGTAGGCGTTTTGTACGTTGATACGATTTGATTCGTTTTGCAGGGCTGTGTTAGCCGTGTTGATTTCCCTGCGCCACACAGTGTTCGACTGGTCAATCGCAAACCCCATGTTTGCATTGAACTTGTCGCGGGAGTCAGCAACCTGCTGGTTGAACTGTGACATTGCGTTTGCCTCGCCCGTGTTGAACTGGCGCATCGCTGCCACACGGTTGGAGTTGGCTGTCTCGACCTGCGAACTCAATTCGGCAAAGAACTCGTCCACCTGTAATTCGTTCTTGGCGTTGAATTGCTGACGTGCATTCTCTTCTGCACCATCCTTGAACAAGCCTTGAACTAGGCTACTATATGTAAGTGTATCACTTTTTTGTTTATTGTCAAGGTTTTTCAAATCTACAGACAGCAGGGCTTGTGCTTCTGTGACTGCACCTTGTAGACGTGCAGACAGGTTAGCCTTGTCCATTGCGGCGACTGTGGCTGCATTGGTGAGGGCGGTCTGTTGCTTGTTGTTGAGGTTTTGTAATTGAATGGCCGCGTACTTGTTTGCATCAGCGGCTGCAATCTGAACACCCGATTCCATCAGGGACTGTGTGATTGCTGCTGCGGCCATAGAAGATGCACCCAAGCCACGGGCTTGCATAATTGCACTGACCTTGCGAACCTGTGGTGCTGCCCACGCTGGCATAGGTGCGCCAGACTCTAGGCTAGACATGATTTCACCTAGCTGATACTGGACTGTAGCCTTGGGGTCGAGTTGTTCCGTGGCCGCAACTGCCATAGACTCAGGGGATACCGTTCCCTCGACTCCCGTCATGTCCACATAAGAGGTTGGCGGGGTTAGCTGGGCAGCTTGTGCGCCGCCCAAAGTTTCCAAACCGGGGGTGATTGCAGAAATCCCGGCAACCTGTCCCACGTCTGCGGCAGGAGCCACAGGGGCTGCGGGGGCTAGACCTGTTTCGGCTGCTGTGGTTACACCTGCTACGGGAGAAGGAGCCAGTTGCCCAGTTGTAGCTGCCATAGTGGTGCCAGTACCGACGGTCTGTTCCACGGGCTGTACTTCAGGAAGAACTGTTGTGCTACCCCCAGCCAATGCCCCCATCTCTGATTGGAGTTCCGCGTCTGTCTTTATAGCTGCCATATTAATTCATTCCCATAAATACTGTAACTACCATAGCCACCACCATTACAGTGCTACCCATTATCATTGCTTCTAAACGCCACATGCGCTTGTCTAAACTGTCCAGCTTACCGTGTAC